CCTGCTCAACTAAGTGAGGGTGAATTTGTTTTTCCTGCAGACGTAGTGCGTTACATTGGCCTTGAGAACTTGATGCGTATACGCCAAGAAGCAAAGCAAGGCTTGGCTCAGATGGAAGCTATGGGTCAGATGGGGAACAGCGAAGAAGCTACTGTTGAAGATGACTTGCCATTTGATATGTATGACCTTGATGTAGAAGAGGACCAGAGTGATTTAAATTTTAATTTAGGTGGGGTAGTTCCAGTACAAGGCACAGGCGTTATTAACAGACCTAATACTGGCCCCACTACAGGATTTAAACCTTATGTAGCACCTACTGTTCCCGGCTTTAATGTACCACAAATTCAAAATGTACAATACACACAAGCTCCACAAACAACTAATTTACCTACATTTGGACAAGTAATGGGAAGTAATCTGGGTAAGTATGATGAATTAAGACGATATGTAAATGATGCAGGACAAGTAAGACAAATACCATTTAAAAATGGAAAACCTATTTACCCTATCCCAGAAGGTTTTAGGTTTGAAGCAATGGGTATGACAACTCCGACAGCTACATCTACTACACCTGTCACAGTAACAGGTCAACAACAAGATGATGGCGGCGGGGATGGTTCAAATGTTAGCACAACTGCAGTTGGAACAACACTAGGAACAAATCCTAATATTGGTTTACCTAATGTGTTAACGGGCGGTGTAGCTAGTCAAGCTGATAAAGATGCGTTTGGCGGTAATGTTGGTGCTTTTAATAATGCTGGGTACAGAAGTGCTGTTGTAGATTTAGCTGGCTATCAACTAGGTTCTTTATCTTCAGTTGGGGTATTAGCTAATCAAATGGGCAATATGTTATCTACTACCGATATAGGTAAAACTTTAGGCATAGAAAAGTCTGGTAATTACAATGAAATTGGAACGGCTATGAATCAAGCACGTAATACGGCACTAGCTGAGTTAGGTCTTAGTAATATGTCACAAGTAACTACAAATGCACAGTATGACGCTATAACAGCCGCTATGGTTGCAGCCCAGACAGCAGCCAAAAAAGGAGATTTAGATTGGAGTACAGCAACTAAAGGTGCGTTAACAAATCATCAAGCTGCAATTCAAGCTGGACGAGTTTCTGCAATGACAGATTTAGGATATAAGTCAACTGATATTAATAATCCTGTTGCTGTAGCAAAGGCTATTGCATCATACGATAGGAATGTAAGTCAACTACAAGGACAGATTGATGCAGCAAAAAGCACAGGGTTTGTTATGGATAAAAGAGGAAATCCAGTAAGAACTCGTGATATTAATACAGGTAAACTAAAAGGCAATCTTATGAAAGAACTTTCTCTTAGAGAAATAAGAGATTTAGAACAAATGAGGACTTTTAACTTTAATAAATCAAAGTCTTTGTCAAAATCAAAGGCTGCTTTAGCAGCCGCAGCAAAAGCTGTAAAAGATGAAACTAATAGAGCAAAAGAAGACGTGGCTAAAACTGCAGTAGAGCAAGCGATGGACATAGACCCCGGTTATTCTGGTCCCGGTGGGTACGGTCCTTCTGGCGGTGGTACAAGTGAAGGTGCTGGCGGTGTAGAGGGTTCTGTAGGCGATGGATATGGCGGTGGCGATTAAGAAGCTGCGTAAGAGGCTTATTTAAATCTTACAATCAGTTGGCTACTCACTCCCCACACCCGACAGTGTGGCTACAGCGGCCCCAACAAAAGGAAATACAATGAACGATACAATTATGGCAGAAGAAATGCAAGCACCAAAGAAAGTTGCATTTGCTAATCGTAAATACACTAATGAAGAAAAACGAAAGATTGAAGAAGAAGAACTAGAGCAAATGATGAAAGAGCAGAAAGGTGAAGTAGAGCAAGAGGCTACTGAACCAGAAGAAGCTGAACCTACTACGGCAGAAGAGAAAACATTTAAAAAGCGTTACTCAGACCTACGCCGACACCAGCAGAAACAAGCTGAAGAGTTTAAGGCTGAACTAGATGCAATGAAACGGCAGCTTGAGTCAGCCACTAAAAAAGAAATGAAGCTACCCAAGTCTGATGAGGACATTGAACAGTGGGCAGCAGACTACCCGGATGTAGCAGCTATCGTAGAAACAATTGCCATGAAGAAGGCAGCGGAGCAATCTACTGCACTAGAAGAACGCATGAAAGTAATTGATGAGTTACAGACTAGTGCTACTAAAGAGAAGGCTGAAGCAGCATTGATGCAGATGCATCCTGACTTTGATGAGATTAGAGACAGTGATGACTTTCACAATTGGGCAGAAGAGCAGCCTAAGTGGGTACAAGATGCGCTGTATGATAATGACAATGACGCTAGGTCTGCCGCACGTGCAATTGATTTGTACAAAGCCGACATGGGTATTTCTAAAAGCAAACCTACTAAAGATAAAGATGCAGCTAAGTCCGTATCTACAAAAAACTCCCGAAGTAAGCCACAAGAAGATGAGTCTTCAACTTACTTAAAAGAGTCTCAAGTACAAAAGATGTCACCTCAACAGTATGAGAAGATGTCTGACGAAATTATGGAAGCTATCCGTTCTGGAAAGTTTATCTATGATGTATCTGGCTCTGCTAGATAAAAAAGAGTTGACAAATAGTTATTTATACGTATAACTATAGTCAGATTAGTGTATCTGTGTAGCGCAATACGGATACACTATAATTCACAAACAGCCAAGCCTTACGGATTACCTGACAAACATGGCCCGTTGAATGGTAGGACGGCCATCCTATCAGAATACGCACCCAAGTGCATCAGCCTCCTGATTAGTCTTGCGAGTTTGTATCTGTAAAATGCTACATAGGAGATTTTAACATGGCATTTACTACTGCTAGTGGTTATGGTAATCTTCCTAACGGTAATTTTTCTCCCGTAATTTACAGCAAACAGGTGCAACTTGCTTTCCGCAAGTCTGCTGTTGCTGAAGCAATCACCAATTCCGATTATTTCGGTGAGATTGCTGCTATGGGTGATTCCGTTAAGATTATCAAGGAACCCGAAATTACAGTTAAGGCTTACGCCCGTGGTACAACCATCACGCCGCAAGACCTTGACGATGAAGACTTCAGCCTAACAATTGACAAAGCTAACTACTTTGCATTTAAGGTTGATGACATTGAAGAAGCACACTCACACGTTAACTTCCAGTCTTTGGCAAGTGATCGTGCTGCGTATCGCCTTGCTGACCAATTTGACCAAGACGTTCTTGGTTATATGTCAGGCTTTAAGCAATCTGCTCTGCATGGCGCAGCCAATACAGCTAACACAACCGTAAATGGTTCGGTTGCTGTTGCGTCTGCTGGTACAGACGAATTGCTTGCAAGCATGAAACTGGACGCATCAGACTTTACTGATGGTGCAGGTTCTGCAGGTTCTGCAGGTGACGCTATTGCTATCGCCCCTCGTACTGGTGGTGCAACTGACGCAACTCCTGCTGCTGGTGATACTCACCCATTGACTTTGATTGCACGTATGGCTCGTCTTCTTGACCAGCAGAACGTGGACTCACAAGGTCGTTGGTTGATCCTTGATCCAGTGTTTATGGAAGTATTGAAAGACGAAGATTCTCGTTTGTTCAATGCTGATTTTGGTGGCGGTGGACTGCAAAACGGTCAAGTCTCTACCCAAATCCACGGCTTCCAAGTCTATCAGTCTAACAACCTACCTTCAGTTGGTACTGGCCCGTCATTCGCTGGCACAAACAGTTCATCCAACTATGGTGTGATTGTTGCAGGACATTCATCCGCTGTTGCTACTGCAGAGCAGATTAATAAGACTGAAACTTACCGTGATCCTGATAGCTTCGCTGACATTGTTCGGGGTATGCATTTGTATGGTCGCAAGATTCTTCGTCCTGAAGCTCTTGTTAACGCCATTTATCATCTGGCTTAAAGGGGGAATAAGACATGGCTAATATTACCGCAGTTCTACATCCCGCTTCAGGGAACTCACAACGTGGACGCAATCCGTACTATGTTGATGTGACAATTGACTTGACTGCAAATAGCATTGCTCCCGGCGATACTATTCAGGCAATTACCGTACCTGCCAATACTCTAATCTTGGGTGCTGGTTTTCAGGTTGTATCTTCTGCAACCATGAATACAGGTACTAATGCGACTGCTGCTCTTGGCTTCACTGGTGGTGATGTTGATGAGTTTGCTGCTGCATTAGACATTGACGGTGCGGCTGATGGTGCTTATGCTCCACAGGTTGCAATTGATGGACTAGCACTTTCTGCATCTGGCGATACAATTGACTTTGTATTGGCAGGTGATGGTGCTTCATTTTCGGCGGGTAAGCTACGTGCTTTCGCTGTTATGATGGACATCAGCGATCAGGGTGACACTACTGCTAACGAAGTAGACCGTGATACACTCGCATAACGTAACGTGATGGGGCAGGGCAACTTGCCCCCTCACTTTATTTAGGAAAACGTGAATGGCTACAACATTTTTACAATTAGTAAATCAAGTAAACAGACGCTTAAACGAAGTTGAACTAACTTCTACTAATTTTGCATCTGCAACAGGTTTTTATGCACACGCTAAAGATGCAGTTAATGCATCTATTAGATATATTAATCAATCTGAATTTGAGTGGCCTTTTAATCATACTACTAAAACACAAACTTTAACGGCTAACACTAGCCGCTATGCTTTTCCAACAGATTGTAAAGTTATTAATTTTGATACTTTTAGAATTAAAGAAGATTCAACTTTAGGCAACGCTACTACACGTATATTGCCTATGGCTTATGAAGAATACTTAGATAAATTTGTAGCGCAAGAATATAATAGTTCTAGTTTTCAAGGTGTACCTACTCGTGTAGTACATGCGCCATCTCTTGAGTTTGTTCTTACTCCAGAACCTGATGCTGCTTATATTTTAGTATATGAATATTTTAATTTTACTGCAGACTTATCTGCGCACGGCGATGCAATTGTTATACCCGATAGATTTGCTCATGTTATTACAGACGGTGCAATGCACTATGCTTATTTATTTAGGGGTAATACACAAGATGCATTAGTAATGAAAGAAAAATTTGATGAGGGTATTAAGTACATGCGTTCAATGCTAATTAATCGTACACCTTATGTACGTTCATACATGATTACGCAAAACTAGGGGTAACAGTTTGGCTGATGCATGGAAAACTTACGCCGTTGAGTTTCGTGGTGGATTAATAAGTAACCTGTCACCGCTGCAGCAGGGTCTTAACGCACCGGGTAGCGCACGAATACTACGTAACTTTGAACCATCTGTTGAGGGTGGTTATCGTAGAATTGAAGGCTATGACAAGTATGATAGTAATTTAATTCCACCCTACGGTGAGCCAAAAGTACATGGAGACAGTCAAAGCGGTACAAGTCTTGTCATAGCTAATTGTCATCAAACACCTGTAGCTGGGGATGTGTTATCATTTGCAGGTGGTGCAGTGGATGGTGCGGCTCAATCCGGTACGTCATTAACCGTAGACGGACTAGACGTTAAACCTTCTGCAAACGATACATTTATCATAGCCGGTGACTCTACTGTATATACAGTTAGCGCAGCAACTAATTTATCAGGGTCAGATTCTACTTTAACAATTGCACCCGCATTAGCTGCTACACCTGCCGATGATGCAGTTCTTAGTTTTAGGTATACGATAGCTGCAGGGGGTGTTACTTTTGCAGCAGCAACAAATAGGGCAACTCTTACACTATCACAAACGATGGTGCATAATCCATCTGATCAAGATGATATTGTATTTGTTTCAACTACGTTAAACTATTTAACACTTGGTGTTGCAAGTTGGGAAAGTCAAGCCATTGTTGCAAAGAACGATGATATATTTAGCACAACAGGTACAGGTTTTACAAAAATAAATGTCCCTAATTATGGAACAACTTTAGTAAACGGTGCAAGTCAAACAGGTACATCTCTTATTGTAGACGGTTTAACTGCAGCACCACAGGCACAAGATCAATTTACTATAGCGGGTGTTGCAAAAGTATATACAGTAACAGCCACAGCTACAGTATCTTCAGGTGGTTCTACTTTAAGTATTGATCCTGCGCTTGCGTCAAGTCCTGCGGATAATGCTGTTATAACATTTATATCTACAAGCAGAGAGGGTGCTTCACGTACACGATTTGCAAAGTATAATTATAACGGTACACAAAAAATTGCAATAGTAGATGGCGTAAATGCTCCAGCAACATATGACACTAGTTTATTTACTGCACTAAATGACGCACCTGCGGATGTAAAAGGCGCAGCATTTATATCTAACTTTAAAAATGCTTTATTCTTTGGAAAGGGAACTATACTTAATTTTACTGCGCCGTATACAGACAGTGACTTTTCCGTAGCAAATGGTGCAGGGTCTATAAATATAGGTTCACCAATTACAGGTTTAGAAGTATTTCGTGATCAGTTAATTATTTTTACCGAAGTATCTATACAAAGATTAGTAGGTAACACAATCGCAGACTTTACACTACAACCAGTGACTAATGATTTGGGTTGTATTGAAAGTGACACCATACAAGAAGTTGGTGGTGATATTATGTTCTTAGCACCTGACGGTTTACGTCTATTAAGTGCTACAGATAGAATTGGTGATTTTGGATTAGGCGTTGTATCTAAAAATATACAGGATGATTTAGTTACCTTTATTTCTACTAATACAAACTTTACGAGTTGCGTTATTAGAGAAAAGTCACAGTATAGAATATTTGGGTATAACAATAATATTACACAAGAAAATGCACAAGGTATTTTAGCTACCCAGTTTGCAGAACAAGGCGGCGCAAACATGCAGTATGCAGAAACTAGGGGCATACGAGCATTTGTAGCAGACAGTAATTATCATTTAAACAGTGAGGTTGTACTGTTTTCTAATAATGATGGCTACTTATATCAAATGGAATCCGGTAGTGATTTTGACGGTACAGCAATTACTATATCATTTGCTACACCCTTTATTCCAATTGAAGACCCACGAGTACGAAAAACTTTTTACAAAATATTTTTGTACACTGACCCACAAGGAAGTGTAGCATTTGATTTAAGTCTAAAACTAGACTTTGATGAAGCCGGTACTATACAACCTGCACCTATTAATATACAAAACGTACAAGGAACTGTTGGATTTTTTGGTGCTGGTATATTTGGTACAACTACGTATGGTGCAAAACTAGTTAAACTATTTGAAAGTCAAGTAGTCGGTTCTGGATTTGCAGTTTCATTTTTGTTTGACTCTGCTACACAAGCACCACCATTTTCACTTGACGCATTAACAGTCGAATACGCCACTAACGCAAGAAGGTAAAACTATGGGAACAGGATATACCAGAAACGACTCAGCTAATAATATTGCTGATGGTAACGTAATTAACGCTGCTGACTTTGATGGCGAATATGACGCTATTGAATCAGCCTTTAACGCTACAAGTGGACATACCCATGATGGCACAGCCGGTGAAGGTGGGCCTGTTACTGTGCTTGGCCCGGTACAAGATTTTGTAGCCAGTTCAACAGAAATAAAACCAAAGACAGATAATACACTAGATATAGGTACAACGTCATTACAGTTTAAAGATTTGTATCTTCACGGTAAAGGATACATTGACGGTCTTGGTGAAACTGTATTAATTGATACAGACAAAGCCATACAGTTTAGAGATACGGCACTAAGTATAAACTCTAGTACAGATGGACAGCTTGACATTGACGCAGATACAGAACTAGAACTTGTAGCACCTACTATTGACATAGACGCATCTACTGCTGTTACCATAGACACGACTACTCTTACTATTACAGGCGCAGCAAATGTTACTGGTGATCTTGACGTAGACAATATTAATATTAATGGTAATGCTATTATTAGCACAGACTCTAATGGTAACATTGACTTGACGCCAAATGGATCGGGTGAAGTTAATATAAGTAAAGTTGACATAGATAGTGGTACAATTGATAATGCGGTAATTGGTGGGGCAACTGCAGCAGCAGGTACATTTACCGCAATAGTAGGTGAGTCTGCAGCAATTGACAACATTACTATAGACGCAAACACTATATCTTCTACCAATACTAATGGTGATATTACACTTGACCCTAACGGAACAGGTGTTATTGATATTCCTGCTGCAACTAAACTGCAAATACGTGATAGCGCAATATTTATTAACTCAAGCACAGACGGTCAACTAGACATAGATGCTGATGCAGAGTTAGAAATTACTGCACCTATTGTAGATATTGACGCATCAACCTCTGTAAACATTAGCAATGATTTAAAACTGGATAGTGATGCTGCCGTTATTTCACTTGGTGCGGATAGTGAAGTTACCCTTACGCATGAGGCAGATAAAGGTATACAAGCTAGAGCAGCTTCTGGGTTTGAGCTTAACTTGCAAACAGGTGATACGTCAATTGAGTCTGGTAATGTATTAGGTAAGATTACTTTTAATGCCCCTGTTGAGGGCAGTGGCGTAGATGCTCTTCTTGATGGTGCATCTATTGAAGCTGTAGCAGAAGATACTTTTGCTTCTGATAATAACTCGACAGCCCTTGTATTTAAAACAAATACATCAGCGGCTGCAACAGAACGTATGCGTATTAAGTCTGATGGTACTATTGTTATGGACACACAAGTGGACATCGACAATATAACAATTGATGGCAATACTATTAGCAGCACAGATACTAATGGTAATGTAGTAATTGCTCCACATGGAACAGGTGATGTTCAACTAGATGCGGATACAGTACGTGTAGGTGATAGCAATGCTGATGCAACTATTACAACAAACGGTACAGGTGACTTAACACTTAGCACTAATGCAGGTACAAACTCAGGTGTAATTACTATTGCTGATGCAGCCAATGGTAATATTTCTATAACACCTAACGGTTCTGGCACAGTTGTCATGGACAAAGTTGACATTGGTGGTGGTGCTATTGATGGAAC